CTTTGATGCTGGTAAGCCTATTGCTGCGATGATTGCTTCTGGTTTGGAAGTTTCGATTGTTGCTTTGCTTTCTGACCCGGGCTCTTCGGGCGCTTACGGTACCGCACAGACTTTGGACACCCCAACCCAGAAGGCTATGGAGTCGCGTCAGCAGTCTTGGTCTTTGTTCTACAAGCGTGTGCTTCGCAACTATGGCATGGACATGGATGTTGAGATTACTTGGCCTTCAATTGAGACTGAGCCTACTCACCGCATGGTTCAGGCTTTGGCGATGGCTTGGGAGACTGGTACTTTGAACAAGGAAGAGTACCGTAAGGCTATCTTGGACATTTTGGACATCACCCCGGTTAAGGTTGGCGCTCCTGAAGGTATCATGATTCCGAATAACCTAAACTTTGTTCAGACTAAGACCAATGACGGTACTGACACCACGAATGACACTGTGACGCCCGGTCAGGGTCAGTCTGGAAGCGTCGGCGCCTTGAACGATGGTGACAACCAACTCCGCGATCAGAACCTGTAGGCGCTGTGGTATCATTATTTTTGACGTAATGATACATAACGCTATTGGAGTTTCATGGAACGCTTAAATCTGAGTGAGAGTGTCGGCTTTAATGCCGTTGCTTCTAGCGGCAAAAAGTGGAACGTTAAAGTTATCGAGTCTGGCTGGGGATCTTCAGGCTATTACGGCGCTGAGATGCTCGCACAGTTCGGCCCTAGCGTTTTCACTAAGGGCACCAAGGTTTACATGAACCACCCTTCGCTTTCTGAGGCTTCAGACCGCCCGGAGCGTGACGTTCACCAGTTGGCTGGTAAACTAGCAACTGACGCATACTACAACGAAGCAGACAAGTCTTTGTACGCTGACGTTGAGTTTTACTCTCACTACGCCCCAATCATCAAGGAGATGGCTGGAGATGTAGGTCTTTCAATTCATGCTATGGGTATTGCCTCTTTTGGTGAAGCCGAAGGCAGAGAAGGTTCCATTGTTGAATCTCTAGTATCAGATCCTTTTACTAGTGTCGATGTGGTAACAGTAGCCGGAGCAGGTGGGAAGTTTGTTTCTCTCCTCGAAAGTTATAAATCAAAAGGTGACGCTACTGTTGTAGCCGAATCAGAAACGGAAAATGAAGATATGTCTATTACTAAGGAAGAGTTTGACGCGGCAATTGCTGACGTTAAGGCAACCTTCGTTGAGGCTCTCACTCCGCTACGCGAATCAGTAGTGACTCTTGTTGAGTCTGCTGCTGTTGCCGAAGAGGCTGACGCTGCTGCGGAAGAAACTGAGACTGTGGAAGATGAGGCTCCTGCGCTCGACCCAGTTGAAGTTGCTGAGAAGTTCAACGAATCTGGACTACCAAAGATCGCGCTTACCCGCGTTGCTGAGGCACTAAAGTCCGAAACCAACACCAAGTCTGTTGATGAACTTGTTGCAGAAGAGAAGGCTTACGCCGAGGCTCTTACCGCAGCAATCCTTCATCGGTTGACGCTGTTGTTGGAACTGTTCAGGAAGCGGCTAACAAGTCTGCTTCGCTATCTGATGAGTTCGAGGCTATTACCTCGCGCATCGCGAAAAAGTAAGGAAAATCGTAAATGGCTCTTAACGAGATTTACAAAGACGGTAACGAACTCGTCCTTCCTGTTGCAAGCACTGTAGTTTCTGGTGACTTGGTTCAGGTTGGCGCTCTAGTTGGCGTAGCACAGAACGACGCAGTGACCGGCGAGGATGGCAACACTTACGCCACCCTTAAGTTCAACGGCGTTTTCAAGTTCACTACCTCAGTTGCAGTTACTGTCGGCGCAGCCGTCTATGTAACTTCTGCTGGAGTTATCAACGTTACCGCTTCTGGTAACAAGTTCATTGGTCACGCCGTCAAGGCTAAGGCTGGCACCTCGGCAGGCGACGTTTACGTTCGTCTATCACAGGCTGCGTAAGGAAAGGTAAATAATGTCTGAGAACATTACTTCACGTCAGGTAGAGGCTGCAAAACTTCTCGAAGGCGCGCTACGCGGCGACAAGCGTGACAAGTTGGCTCTTCAGGAAGGTATCAGCACCTCTGACCTTCCTGTGCAGTTGGCCCCAACCATCAACAAGATTCTTCTTGAGAACTACCAGGCACAGCCTAAGGTTTGGGACAAGTTTGCAACCAAGATGGTTCTTGACGACTTCCGTCCTCAGGAGTTCATGAACCTTAAGTACGAAGACGACGGCAAGGACAACCAGGGCGACACTTTCCGCGATGGTTCACTTCCTACCGTTGGCGAGTACGACGAGTACCCTACTGCAGGTTGGTTCTCAGTTACTGAGAAGTCACTTCAGTTGAAGAAGTCGGGTCAGCGTGTTCGCTTCTCATGGGAGGCTATCATCAATGACGGTAACATCTCAACCCTTGAGCGTCTACCTGTCGAACTTGGTATCAAGGCTGCTGGCAAGGAAGACGAAGAAGTTACCAAGCAACTTGTTGCTGCTGCTGGTCTAAACACCGCCAACTTCAACTCAGGTAACGGCAACCTTCTTTCAGGTAACGCTGCTCTAACCCTAGAGTCTCTAGAGGCTGCTATCGAGGCCGCTAACAAGCAGGCTTACAACGGCAACCTAATCTCGACCGTTACCCGCTTCGCGCTGGTTATCCCACGTTCGCTAGAGATCACTGCTCGCAAGATCCTTGCGATTCAGGAAGTTCGCACCGAGACCACCGTTGGTGGAATCGTAACCTCAACCGTTACCGGAAACCCAATTGGTTCACAGGTTGAGATCGTTGTAAACGACTGGATCACCAAGATCAACTCAGGCGCTTCAGCGTACTGGTTCCTAATCCCAGTTCCATCAGCAACTCTAAACCCTTCGGTAGCCCTAGGCTTCCTACGCGGTTACGAGACCCCTGAACTTCGTGTGAAGGCAAACGGCGGCCTATTCCTAGGCGGCGGTGCAGTTCCTGTACGCGATGGCTCGTTCGACAACGACGACTTCGAGATGCGAATCAGGCACGTTGCCACTGGTGGTTTCATGGTTCCAACCGGTACCGTTGCTTCAACTGGTGCAGGCGCATAACCCTAGTTCCAAAAACGGAAAGCCCCCTCTTCGGAGGGGGTTTTCTTTTACCTGTGCTAAAATGTTCTTGCGGTACTCTCCTAACCGTGTTGTGTTGTGTGGATACAACTAACTGCCCTGTTGAGCCTCGCTCCGGGGCAGTTTTCCTTTTAGATGGTAGAATAGTAAAATGATCATTTTCCCAGAATCTAACCTGCCTGCGCAATCGCAGGAATGGGGCGATCTTGTTGAAAAAGAGATTAAGAAACTTGACAAGCGTACTGGCGCTGGGGCTTCTGGCTCTGACGGCAAAGTTGGCCCTCAAGGGCCTCAGGGCGAGGCTGGCCCACAAGGAGAACAAGGTGTTCAAGGACCGACTGGACCGCAGGGTCCTGCTGGCGCAGACGGCGCTGATGGTGCAACGGGTCCGATGGGCCCGGAAGGCCCAGTTGGTGATACGGGACCTCAGGGAACTCAAGGAATACAGGGCCCCGCTGGCGCTGATGGTTTGGATGGGGCTGACGGGGCTACTGGCCCTCAAGGTCTCCCAGGAATTCAGGGAGAGCCTGGATCTCAAGGAATACAAGGCGTACAGGGGCCGGCAGGTCCGATGGGCCCTCAGGGACCTGCTGGAAGTGATGGCGCTGACGGTGCTGATGGCGCTACAGGTCCTATGGGCCCTGCTGGCCCTCAAGGTAATACGGGTGCTACTGGCGCTGTTGGCCCGCAAGGTTTAACTGGTCTTTCTGCTTATCAGGTTGCTCAACTTAATGGCTTTACTGGTACTGAGGCAGAGTGGCTTGCTACTCTTGTTGGCGATCAGGGGCCACAGGGGGCTACTGGAGCCACTGGCGCGACCGGACCCAAGGGTGACACCGGAAACACTGGTGCAACTGGCCCTACGGGCGCTACAGGGCCTGCTGGGGCCACAGGAGCGACAGGCCCAGCCGGTGCAGATGGCGCACCATACGGTAACATAGATGGTGGAAGCCCAACAAGCATTTATGGCGGTATCCCAAGCATTGACGGCGGAAGCGTGATTATTTAATGGCAGTTCAAATTCAACTTAGAGGCGGCACACTCGCTGAGTGGACTTCGGCTAACCCGATTATCGCCGTCCGTGAGATGGTGCTTGAAACAGACACTGACCAGTTCAAGATCGGCAACGGAGTAGACAACTACCTTGACCTACCCTACGGCGGCATCGCAGGGCCTGCCGGGTCATTCGATGGAACCGTAATCGATGGCGGCACCGCCTAGCGTGGTAGAATAGAGTATTATGGCAGACATCCCAAGCAATCTCTCTTACGGCACAGTCGTTGGTCGTTTTCTTTTGGCCTACGCTGACAGTAACGATGTCGGCTCAAACCCGGACGCTGTTCCAGCGCAGGGAACCCTGTACTTTACGCCGTCTCCAAACTATATTAAAGACGTTACCGCCACACCTGCTCCGGTAACGATCCTCCCAGCCTCTATCGAGTGTGCGCTAGACGCAGATGGCTACCTTGTAGGTTATGGCAGCGATCAGGGCGTTCGACTGCTCGCAACAGACGACCCTCAGGGCAACCCTA